GCTGTGTGGTTACGTAGCATGTTAGACGGTGTTTCACTGGTGAGTGGCATATTATCGGATGCGGCACCTAGTTCTCCGGTGACATTTGTGAGAGCAGCTGAAGAAGTCACTGACCAAGTTGTTGAGCGTGTGACAAATCCGGAAACTGAGCAGCGATTAGCTGCCTTGTCAGGACAGTCCGTTGAAGAGTTTCGCGCTTGGCAATCAGCTCAATCCCCCCAAATAAGTGCTCTGTTTAATGAAGTTGGTATTCAGGCTCAAGCCTCAGGCTTGCGAGTGCAGGCTGAGGCCGTTACTAAGGATAAGCAGAGAGCATATTTGGTTGTTCTTGTTTTAATAATTATGGCCATCTTGGTCGGGACAACTTACTACTTGATGCAAAATGATGATCAAGTAGAGGAAACCAAGAAGAGCAAAAACAAGAAACATAGGGGATTACGGCGTGTTCGTGACGATAATTATGTTACTACAGGCTCTGATTCAGAGGTCAGTTATAATTCTGGCTTTGAAAATGAATCAAAGCGATTGCCCATTTGTGAAGAATGGCAGAAGAATAAGGGCGTTTGTAAAGGTGGGAAGGGTAGTAGTATCTGTGATAAGTATTACCATCCTAAGAAATGGATACAACCATGTGTTGACCGGCAATGCCCTGGGACAGCAAAGTGTGGGAAGCCACACGTGCATTTTCGAAAGCATCAAGCTAAGAAGAAAGAGGAGAGTAAAGAGGAGGCTCAGTTGATAGAACCCTTTGTTCCAATTAGTGCTGCCTTAAATGCGTTGGTCCAGGTGCACTGCGGTGATAAAACCAATGATGCTGTGATGTTATTTGGGAATTTGTATTTCCCACATCACTTGTATCGTGATTTGCCAGAGAATGAGCCACAAGAAATAACGGCACATTATGCTACTGGATCTGTTATTATTCCATTGAGTTCTGTTGTGCGAGTGGGTAATTTAGATTTAGCATATGCTAAAGTGGCTTTGGCTAATCAAAAGAGTATGCAACCATGCAAAAATGTTCATGAGGGTATGAAGTTGTATGTTGTAGCGAAACTGAATGGGGATATTCGTGTATCCCACGGGCGACTAAGTGCTCTTGGTGATTACGAAGCGACTCACTCAGTTACAACTTTTGATGGTCATTGCTGTTCTGCCTTTATTGATGAACATGGCAAGTTTGTAGGGTTTCATGTTCGTGGATCCTCAACTGCCGGATATATGATCCCACTAACACAACATGTTTTAACTCTGATTGGTAAGGGAAACTAGTTTCCCCCCTGCCAACTATGGCATCGTTTACTTCATGGTACGCGAAGTATACGAGTAAGACCATTTTGACAGGGGGTGCTCGCCTTCCCAGTGCGGAATTCAAGAGGATGCCTATTCCAGAGCATATACAATATGTTACTAGAGTACATCGACATGTGTATCCTCGAGAACGCCGCATTGAAAATAAGGCTATGCGCCTCTGCTGGGAATTGAATGGTTGGGATATTCCGACGAAGTATGAGCCGTCGGTCCCTAACATTCCAGCTGGTTACCAATCGTTTTGGAAATATAACAAGTCTGAGCCTACGCCGCAAAAGCACGCTTTTGCGTTGTCTAAAGTGTGGACTCAGCGGCACTTCTATCCTTATATGGCAGGGTCACGAAGACTGCCGTTGGATGTTGTGCGTCGAATGATGGATGATCAGACATCATGTGGCTGGCCATGGAATATGACTTATATGAATAAGAAACAGTTCTATGATGACCCAGTCATGGCACAAGTGGTGCCTGATTATTTGGAAATTATACAGGGGGTATTCCCATGTGGGGTGTCTCCGGTGTGGACCTGCACAGTTAAGGGGGATGAGATGCGAACACGTGAGAAAATCGCGGCGAACAAGCTTCGCACGTTCACGGCATCTCCCATTGAACACTCTGTTGCACTGAATGTCTTTTGTTTAGACATGAATGAAAAATTCTATAAATCCAACAATAAAACATGGTCTTTTGTGGGTGCAACTAAATTTGATGGAGTATGGAACTCCATGTATAATCGACTGAACAAATACCGCAATGCTGCCGCACTGGACGGTAAGGAGTATGATTCTTCCTTATTTGCGCAGCTATTGTGGGACCAGATGTGGATTCGTTATGAAATGTTAGAGCCAGAGCTGCAAACAGCGTCCTCCTTGAACGCAATGATGAACTTGTATGATTCTATTATCTCATCATTGGTAGTTTTAGATATGGGGGATTTGCTGCGCAAGTTTCTCGGCAACCCATCTGGTAGTGCTAACACCATAGTGGATAACACTATGATTCTATTTCGATTCTTTGCATATGCTTTCATTCGGCTGTCTGAATTTCTGAGGAAACAGTATGATGATGCACGTGTGAAAGCTAATTTGCGGGTCACTGACCCTGATCTCCAACCATACACTGATGTGAGTGGCTGGGGTTACCGTGAAATGATGGAACATGTCTTAGCAGTGTTAAATGGGGATGATAGTACCTACACAGTATCAGATTTTATCCGCGAGTGGTTCACTCCACGAGCGATAGCTGATATTTGGTCTACGGAGTTGGGCCTGAACACTAGTGCAGACAACTGGGAATATGCACCATTGGAAACATTATCATTTTTGTCAAATGGCTTTGTTTGCATCACAGGATTGTGGTTACCGACTCCCGAGACTGAGAAGGTATTAGGTTCCTTATTCCTAGGCTCTAAAGTGGATGACATCCGCTGGCATTTATATCGAGCGTACGCGCTGCGTATTGATTCATGGGCAAATAAAGAGTGTCGTGACAAAATTGCTACATTTATAAACTATTGTTGGCAATATCACGAACCTGAATTGCGTGGTGTTATCCGCGACATTCATATGAATGACATACAGCAAGTTTGGAAAACTGACGATCAGTTGATGAAACTGTATGCCGGTGAAGAGTCCTGGATTCAGCCTCCCATCCCTTGGCGCCTAGTGGGGGTGGAGCTGAATCCAGGGCCAACAAGAACATGTTTAATATTGCAATTCTTGTTTAAAGACCTTTCTTATTATTGTTTAATCCATTGCTACAATACCTCAGGGGAAGTACCAATGGCAAAGTCCAAGAAAGGCAAGTCCTCTAAGAAAGTGGTTGTTAAAGTTGTTAAGAAAAAGAAAAACAACAAAAAGAAGAAGAATGGAGGAAAGAATACTCTACATGGGCATGGTGGTTACTGGGGTGACCTTGGTAAGCGTCTTGGTGGTCACCTTGGTGGTGTTGCTGATGAAGTTATTGGCGTTGGGAAGGCCCTCACCGGATCTGGTTCCTACCATATCCGTAAGAATACACTCCTCGAGTCTGGAGGCCCACCCACGGTCAGAAATGACAAAGGCAAATCTTTCATCATGCGCCATGAAGAGTATATAACAGATATTACTGGTTCTGTTGGGTTCAATAACCAGCTGTTCCCAATTCAACCAGGTGTTGCAAACACATTCCCCTGGCTACAGGCGATAGCTATGGGGTTTGAACAGTATCGGATTACTGGGATGATTTTTGAGTATCGAGGTAATAGTGGCACAGCCATAGCTGGTACCAGCGCAGCCTTAGGTTCAGTGATAATGGCAACTGAGTACAATGTCAACTTACCCAAGTTTACTAGTAAGATGCAAATGGAGAATCATCAATATACCACCCCAGTTAATCCTAGTAAAGTAGGCATCCATCCAATTGAGTGTGCACGGGGACAGACAGTCCTCACAGAATTATACACTCGATCAGCATTTACAGGAGGTACACCCAGTCTAAACAACATGTTGTTTGATTGGGGAAACTTCCAAATTGCTACCTATGGAATGCCTAGTGCGTATGTGGTGGGAGAGTTGTGGGTTTCTTATGAGATTGAGTTTTTCAAGCCACAGTTGTCTACTACTATACCACAATCACGATTTGATCATTATTATTATGATTCAACTTTGGGAGCACCTCCATCTAATAGTGCATTATTGCAAAACATGCGAAACAAGTATAGTGGTCTTACTACACCTGTTGCTTGTAACGGGTTTACTAAGAATCCAGCAGGTAATTATATTATTATGATGGTTGTGAATAATGCTTCTTTTATTTTAACAACAGCTCCTACATTAGTTGCAACGTATGATGATGGATCCGGAACAGTGCCAGCACTAGCTTACTGGGGTACTACCCCATCAACAGGTGTTGGTACCATTGATCATGGGTATCAGCCTAATGGCACCACTGGTCAAATCGTTTTCTTCTGGGGTGTTGCAGCTACAGCTATATGGAATTTATCTTTTTCTGGTACGAATATTTCCAATATGGCTAATAACACTTCGGTTGATTTTATGACTATACCTATTGGTATGGGTTTGACACTCGCCGAATCACGAAGGGCCGTTGATTGGGATCCGGTCGCTATTCTTACACGTAAGATAGATGATTTGACCCATAGATTGGAGAGTGTCAAAGAAACAGATGAGAAACATTTCTCGTCAGAGTGCTCCACCCCGATGCATGTGGAGCCCGAGTTGGGAATAGGTATGACTACTTCCACTCGTGACTTGGCATCCTCTCTGCTGACACGTTTGGCAGGAGCGGCTCAACCAAAGACATTGAGCGTTAAGACGTCTCAATGAACTACCGCCACCGATTCAATCCCAAAAGTTTGTATTTGATCCTCCGAAGTATCATGGAGGAAGATCTCCCATGGCATATTGTAAGAACAATATGGAATAGTATGTCAACACACTCAACAGGAGACTTTTACATGGACCGTGAGGATGTTCAACATATTACAAACTATGTGGAAAACCGTACTGAAGAGACTAAAATGCCATTCCTAATTACAGCGATTGGTATACATGAACGTTTTAGTCGTCGGTATGGTTCGAATTGGGAGGTGGAGTGGTGCTATCATGATGATAGTGATGACAGTGAGTAATTACATGTTTTGCTGTTATTTTTATTTTCATGTAGTTCATGTGATAGGGTGAGGAGTGTGAATGCCACCTTTAGTGGTGGACTTTGGAAATAGGGCTCTGAAATGATGGGTCTG